TTCATTAATAGTATATAATATGCCATCATTGTTAAAATCATATAATTGATGTAATGGATTAGATAATGTTTCTAGATATTTTTGAAATTTGTTTGCGTCAATGTCTTTTTTATTTTTCATGAGCATTGCATATTTAAACATTTCAGATTTGTGTTCTTGAGCAGTAGAACCTTCGGTTTTTCCGCCGTATTTTTTATTGCGTTTTCGTGTATGTTTCATATATATAAATGCTATTACTTTTTATATAAATAATAATATGAAGGAGGAATTTAAAGGGAACCATGGGTTCCCTTTATATGACAACCAAATATATTATTGTAACCAAGCAAGCAAACGACCGCATAGATAATAATACGAACAATCAAATTTATTGGATTAACTCTGGGCAAACTTATTTAATGCCCCAAGTGAATCACGCGTATTATGCTGAGCGCGGTCTATTTGAGGCAGATTTGATTGAATGGTGCAAGCAGTTTTGCTCCAAAGACGCATTGTTCTTAGACATTGGTGCGCACACTGGGTCATACGCGGTATCGCTTGCCCCATATGCTAAGTCAGTACTTGCATTTGAACCCCAAAAGATGACTTATTACGCATTGTGTGGTTCGGTTGCTCTCAGCGGACTGGATAATGTAGATTGTTATAAAGTCGGCCTGGGGTCTCAAGACCAAGTTGGTAGTTGTACATTGAATATTGTTAGCAATGATGGTGGCGGGTCCACACTAGTATCCAATCTGGCGAATCCAGTGCTTCGACAAGAGACAGTGGAAGTGCAAACGCTGGATTCATTAAATTTGAATGAACGTATAAGTTTCATAAAAATGGACGTGGAAGAAAACGAACTGCACGTATTACAAGGCGGTATGGAGACCATAGCGCGATGTGGTTACCCGAAAATATTGTTTGAATCCAACAGTCAAAAAAATGTGGCTCTATTTAATTATTTGCGCGAAGTGCTTGGTTACAAAATTATTCAAATATCGGGGTATTTTAATATGTATTTGGCAGAACGCTAGTGCCTTTGGCAGAACACTAGGTGCCTTTGGCAGAACCGAATGTGCCTTTGGCAGAACCGAATGTGCCTTTGGCAGAACATAATTTTATATACAATAAAATATATATGATTAACAAACCCAAAGGAAGCTTTACTTCAAGTAAATCATTTTCAAAAGCAACAATTGCATCAAGACCTGCGCAATTACAAAATAAATACGTTTCTGGTTCTGGTGTTGGCGCGACAAGTGTTTCTACAAGAAGAGCCAAACTTATTCGTGCAACACACAATTCCTCATCATCTTCAAATATCAGTTTTACAATACCGTCTTTACCTGAAATACCTTTAGCTCCAGCACTAGTATCCGTATCTTCAAAAACATTAACTTCAATTACATTCACATTTACTCAAGCTACCAATGGAACACCAGCTATAAGTAATTATAAATATTCAACAGATAATGGCGTCACATACACATTATTTTCTCCGGCAAAAACAACGTCCCCGGTTACCATATCCGGACTTACATCTAATACTACTTACAATATTATATTGAAATCTGTAAATTCTAATGGCGACAGTGAGCCGTCTAATACGTTAACAGAAACAACATATGCACAAGTAAACTACGATAGGTTTACAACCGTTGGGTTATCCACATGGACAGCTCCAACCGGCGTATCTGAAGTGGAGTATTTAGTTGTCGGAGGTGGCGGAGGAAGTGGTTCTACATATTCAGATATTGAAGTTATAAACAGTGTTAGTTTTGTATCATCTAGTCCCGGAGCAGGTATATACTGGATTAATAGTGCAGTTGGGTCGTTTTATGGTTATTTATTCAAAGGAAGCACGCTTTACACATCATCGCGTCCGGTTCGTCTTACTGCGCCACAAGTAATCACACCAAATGGAGCAGTATATGCCTATAACAAATGGTATGATTTTGAAATAGTATACTCGCAAATAAGCTATGGATTTCCTCAAACGTCAAATGTAGTATATGTATTGCCACAAGGCACGCCAAGTGCCACATACTCAAATAATGTGAGTGCGGGAAGTGGCGGTGGTGGCGGAGGATATATAAAAACCAGCGCCCTCTTTCCAAACACCAAATATAGTGTTGTTGCGGGTACAACGTATAACGTATATGTTGGCGCAGGAGGCGCAGAAGGAACGGCGAGTGCCGGAGTTGAAAATAATGGAAGCAACGGTGAAGCTTCGTATTTTGACACAATCACTGCTTCTGGTGGTTCCGGTGGTAATAAATCTAGAACCGGGTTCAATCAAAATGGCGGTGGTGGATTTTACAGTTCAGATATTATGGGTGGAAAAGGCGGTGCAGGCGGAGCTCGAAACGCTGGGAGTGTTATTAATTCGGAAGCTTATCAATGGAATAGCACCGTGCTCAGAGGCACTTATGGCGGTTCAGGTGCATATTTGAACTTTGATGGGTCGGGAACAGTAATATATGGAGCTGGCGGAAATGGAGGAGACGCAAATACGGCAGTTACTGAAACAACGTCCGATAATATTGGCAAGGGAGCTAGAGGAACTGGTGCAACATTAAATAGTTATAATTCCGGCAACAGTGGAGGTTCTGGAATTGTTATTATTAAATATTATACATAATACATTGAATAATAACTCATCGTATCCTCAAGTGAATATGAATTGGATACCTAATCAATTCTATATGAATTAGAGTAGTACTCGTAATCTCCAGATACAACTAAATAATAACCGAGCCTCGAGTCACGCTCGCCTTTATGAAACTCCATAAATTTGGCATACAATTCTTCAATTGTTTTTCTTTCGTTTTCCCTTGGAATAACAACTTTTCCAGTGTCACAAGAAAATTCACATAGAATTCCATATGCGGCTTCGCCCATACAATTTCGCACCACATCGACTGCATACATTTCAACGCCAATTTTTTCCAAATATTCGGTGTCTAAAAATTCTTCGCGACTATCCTCTTTAAATCCGTATATAATTATTGCGTCAGAACACCCGTACATTATAATATTTATATTATATTTTTATATATTATTGTTAATAATTACAATAACATATATATTAGTATAGACCATATGTCCGCTATGCGGACTAAATAGTCGCCTCTGAATCGACGAGTTCCCTTACCATTTAGACCCAGGGCCGGTCTTTTTCACATTGATAACTTGTCCTTTGGCCTTTTTCTTTGCATTTGGGTCGTATTCGTCTTCATCGTCATCGGCCAAATTTTTCGACAGTTCCCAGTATTCTTTGGCACCAAGTTTGAAGTCGGGGCGATTCTCTGCTTTATACCAAAACACTTGGTCATTAATCTTGTTTGACTTGGCATTATTAGAGATAACCATACACTCATAGTTCTCGGTGGTCTGGTCCATAATGGAGCAAAACGACTCCAGTGTGGGAAACATAGATGCATAGTTTTCCCAGATTTTCTTACGATTCGACAAATAATTCTCACGCAGAATAAAAACGTAATCAATGTTGGTACGCAAATTGGGCGGAATACCAAGTGGATACTGCATAGTAATGATTAACATAACCTTCCAATGTCTCAATTTGTACCATTCTCCGTCAGCTATTTCTTTCTGACATCATTAAATCCGTGCTTTTTCAATGGGCACAGCACTCTCTCGAGTGGGTTTAGACTATATTTTAAGGTATCATCGAGAATGGTTAGTTCTCTCAACCCCACGAACATTTAGTCGTTGAACCTTCTCCATAGTCTTACCATAAGCGACGTTAGGAGCTTGGCTGCGGGTTATCTCTATTTTATGCCTTTTTACTGTACCTTATGTGGTTAGCATAAGCCACCAATACATTTCTGCATTGGTTTAGTAGCATAAACTTTTATAAGGGAAACATTGTTTCCCAACTGTAAGACGTCTCCGCAATTTGGACGTGTCGCATATTACAAATAGTAATACACTAGCCTGCATTTTGGGCAGACTACGGCAAACATTCACCGTTCATAAAGAGGGACCGCATTAATTTGTCCTTGGTCCATGTAGCATCATAGAGGCAGTCATCTAAAATAACGAAAGTGCGAGGGTCGGTAATCATTTTCTTATAGGTTTCAATTTCGCCTTGGCATTTTTTCATGATTGCACGCTGTCTGCGCAACACATTTTCGATAAGTACAGTATTGTATTCTTCGTGAATGAATATTTTAGGCACAAGTTTGCCGTAGAAGCCGTTTCCGGCCTCAGTACCAGAGATGACGGTTCCAATGGGTACATCCTGGTGATGAAATAGCAAGTCTTTGACTAAAAAGGTTTTACCGGTGTCTCTGCGACCAATTAACACAATAACTGGGCCTTTGTTTTCTTTAGGGTCGAATGTAATAGCACGCATATCAAATTTCTTTAGCTCTAGTGTCATTAGGTATATGGAAATGCAAGACAATAAATAAATGGAATCAAACGAATAAGGTCTCTGGTTCTCTTTATTCGTTTCAAACAGCTAAAATATGTTTAAAGCTGAATTATAAATCATTATATGAGTCCATTTAACATTAACTATCAACGTGCCAAATATCCCAATTTAGAAGAACTAGGCGTAACTGACGTGCAAGCATATAATCCCTTGTATGACAGGTTCTTTAAGCTGGATGAATCGACTTACAATCTTCTTGCTCTTAACCACACCATTCAAGTTGCAGATATTGCACCTCCGTTAGAATCTCAAGTGTTTGTTAAGTTCAGCCCCCTGTTAGACCCGCTTAATTTTTTGCGAGGCAAATATGACTTGGAATCGACTAAAGTTCGCGCATTACCTCAATGGGGCGACACTTCCGCAAATGTGTTAACTAAAATGCTTGACCCAAATAACTCGTCGTATGTAGATGCATTTTTTTGTTTTTTGACGTCAAAACTCAAAGAGACTCACGGATTTGTGCATGGACTGGATTTTTATGGGTCTTTTTTGGCTAAACAACAGAGATTTAAATACAATATTGTGGATGACCTGGAGTATTTAATGAAATGCCCTGATTTTTCAAAAAATTTGAACAAACATTACTCGGTGGATAAGGAGGTGTTTGATATTATTAATGAATATGATGGAGTAAGCTCTCGACGCAACAAAAATAAACTGGATATTGGTGAAGATGTCGACCTTGGCATAGTCGAAGCTTCCGTAGACGAAGCAACCAGTCGGGAAACTACGTTTTCCTTAGACAAAGGTATGTCCGATGAGTCGTTAATGATTGAATCCGAAAGCCTGGATACCATGGTATTGGAATATGAAAACCCTGGGACAAATGCACTTGACCTTGAATCATCGGATGATTCAGATTCGGATGCAAACGACGATTCGGATTCGAAATCAAACGATAAATCTTCGAGTTCTTCTTGTTCTTCGAATTCTTCTTGTTCTTCTAACGATGAATCTTCTAACAATGAATCCGATGCAAACGACGATTTTTCCAGTTCCAGCTCTGATACAACAGTATCAATGGAATCTGAATGGGAAACAGAATCTGAATCTGAATCCGAATCTGATTCAGAGTCAATCGAATACGAAGAAGACGATACTATGTTTAGTTACCTCTATGATTTTCCAGTGCAATTAATATTTCAAGAACGGTGTGCAGGAACATTGGATGAGCTTGTGATGACACGCAAGCTGAAAGGACAACAGCTGATTGATGCATTTGCTCAAATTGCTCTAATACTAGCTACTTATCAAAGAATATTTGAATTTACACACAACGACTTGCACACCAATAATATTATGTGGGTGCCAACCGATAAAGAGTTTTTGTTTTATAAACTGGACAATAATATATATAAAGTTCCTACACACGGGCGTATATTTAAGTTGATTGATTTTGGTCGTGCAATTTATAAATATAATGGCAAACTGTTTTGCAGTGATAGTTTTTCGTCGAGTGGCGATGCAGCAACCCAGTATAATTGCGAACCTTATTTTAACGCGGCGAAGCCGCGCATTGACCCGAACACCAGTTTCGATTTGTGCCGATTGGGATGTTCGTTGTTGGATTTTGTGAAAAAGCCAGAGGTTGAAACGATAGTAGCTGACTGGTGCAATGACGACGCCGGTAAATCGGTGCTTTACAAGTCAAATGGTCAAGAGCGTTATCCTGACTTTAAACTGTATAAGATGATTGCGCGTACGGTACATCACTTGGTTCCTGAAAAGCAGGAGTTTTTGAATGCGTATATAGTTTCTGAAGACCAGGTAATAGAG